TTCCAGTTGTATTTGCATTTAATGCAAGTAAGCCTATAGCAACATTGTAATTTCCAGTAGAACTTGCTAATGTGCTTCTTCCAATACCAATATTTTCTGAAGCAGCAGCATTTCTTAATGCTTCAAAACCAATAGCAATATTATCAACACCAGTTGTATTGTTTTCTAACGCAAAATTACCTACTGCAAGATTATTTGTACCAGTATTTGCTTGTAATGCTCTATGACCAATACCAACAATGTCGTCTTGAGTGTTTTGGTTAAGTGCTTGTACACCTATTGCAGTGGCTCTATTTACTGCTGTACCGCCAGATGGGAAGCCTGACATGGCTCCAACGCCAATTACTGTATTAAACGAACCAGTCTGATTAGCACTACCAGCAAATGTACCAGCGTACATATTTTCTTGACCAGTAGTATTTTCTCTACCAGCCTCAGCACCTAATCCAAAGTTATTGGATCCAGTAGTTGTGTATCTTAATGCACGATTGCCAATAGCAGTATTCTGATTTCCTGTTGTGGTAGATGCTAATGTTTCATTACTTCCAATTGCGATATTTGCAAATAAATTTTGAGTAGCACCCTTACCAATATAAATTGATCCAAATGTGCTTGCATTTTCTACATTTATTGCTGATTGAATATTAGGAGTTCCATCATTTAATACAAATGTACTTCCTGTTCCTGTCTGATTTGAAGGATTAATAGAAGATGTTCCTGATGTAGATAGGATTGGTCCAGCAACTAAATCACTACCGCCAGGTCCTGTCGCACCTGTAACTCCAGTAGCACCAGTCGCTCCAGTCGCACCTGTTTCACCTGTAGGACCAGTTAATCCTTGAATACCAGTTGCACCTGTTGCTCCAACAGGCCCAGTAACACCAGAAGGTCCAGTCACACCAGTAGCACCAGTTACGCCTGTTGCACCTGTAACTCCAGAAGGCCCAGTAGCGCCAGATGCGCCAGATGCGCCAGTAGAACCAGCAGGACCAGTAGCCCCAGAAGGACCAGTAGCCCCAGAAGGACCAGCAGGACCTGCAGGACCAGGAGAAACGACTTCAACCTCATTGGTTATTCTATTAACAACAACTTTATTACCTGTCATTGATAGTCACCCTCTCCTTGGTTATTTTCTGGAATTGGAATATTAAAAAACTCATAAGCATCATCTATTGTATTAAACCAATGCCATCCATCTACTGGATAATCATAGGTATCTTTAGATTCCGCTCTTAATTCAAAGTTTTTATTAAGAACAAAGTTTGGCCCATAACTAAGGATTTCACTCTCATATTTATAGAATCCTGAACTCATCCTGTTACCGTCCATCCTTTTGCTGTTGCTATTGCTGGATTATCTGTGGATACGCCTGGATTTCCAGTCACTGTAATTGTTACATCAGATGTAATTGTTGCAGTACCGCCTGAAACATAGGTTCCAGTTGCTGCATTTGTAATTGTAAAAGTTCCAGCCCCTGCATTTACCGATGCTACAGTTCCAGATATATTATATGCTACTGGATCAACTCCTGTTATTGTTACTGAACGACCAGCAACAAATGGTGAAATATTTGCTGTTCCTACAGTAACTGTCACAGTTGTTCCATTACCACTAACATTTGTAATGGCTGGATTAAGCGTGGCAAGTGATGTATACATTTCATCAAGTTGTGTTGCACCCATCATACAGTTTTGAAAACTTTGTGTCCATTTATTTCCAGTAATCTTTGCACGACCAAGATTACCAGCAGATGATGTTGTTGTGGCACCTAATCCTAAAAGATTATTTGTTACTGATGTTATTCCGCTTAAATTAAGTTCTGCAATTTCTTTTATGTTTGTTTGTGATGGAGTAAAAATGTTTGATATATTTGTAACATTAGCAGTATTTAATGCTGGTAAAAATACGATTCCACTATTAAATCTAAACATACCATCCATAGTTGTAACTGCTGATGTATCAAATGCTGGAATAGTTTCTAAACAAGAAGTACCATAAAGGAAACTTGACATACTTGTAACTGATGAAGTGTCAAATAGTGGAACAGATGTTAAAGAGGTACAGTTAAAAAACATATTAGACATACTTGTTACTGATGAAGTATCCCATAATGGAACAGATATTAAAGAATTTGCTCCAAAAAACATATTAGACATACTTGTTACTGATGAAGTATCAAATAGTGGTAGAGTTTCTAAAGAATTACAACTATTAAACATAGAAGACATATTCGTTACTGATGAAGTATCATATAAAGGCACAGATACTAAAGACAAACAATTTGAAAACATAGAAGACATAGTTGTTACTGATGAGGTATCAAAAAATGGAGCAACTCTTAAATTTCTACAATTTGAAAACATACTTCCTGTGTTTGTTAAAGTTCCAGTAGTATTAAAGGTAACATCTTGTAAAGCATAGGCGCTGAAAAAAAGATTGCTTGCAGAAGTTCCTCCCATATTTGATGAAATAATTTGAACCTGTTGAAGAAGACCAGGAACAACTGTTGTTGTGCTACTACCATAAAAACTTATATTTGTAACATTTGGAGCAGCAATAGAAAGACTTAGCCATGGGCTAAAATAATCAATTCCTGAAGTAAGTGAAGAATGTCTACGAGATAGTTCTAAAGTTGCAAATGTTTTACCTGCTGTTTTTGGAGTAATTGTAACAATTGCTTGACGATATCCTTGAGATGTTACTGTTCCAGAAGAAATATCACCCCAAACATAATTCTTTTCTGCTACTGTATTGCTATTATGATCACTTGTTGTACCGTCGCCCCAGTCAACTGTGTATTGAGTTGCATCAGTAGTCGTAGCAAGAATAGCAAAATAGTTAGAATCTTGATTAAATACAGCAACAGTTCCAATTACCTTTTCCTCAGATGCTGTTGGGACCGTATAAGTAATCCAATCAGAAGGCTTTACCCAGCCAAGATTATTCTCAGTAGAAATTGGCTTGCCCTTATGAAGACCTATTGGAGAATTACTTGTACGCAGTACAGTCATTATGCAATTTCACTTCCAAATGCTTGGAATGCAAAAGATGTATTAGATGCACGAACAGTAATAACATCTGAAGCATTTATTGTTATTCCCAAAGTAAATGTAATTGAATCATTTGCATTTAAGGTTGCATCATAAACAACATAATGTTCATTAGCAATGGATGCTCCATCTGGTCTAATTGCTATTCTAAATGTTCCTGTAGAGCCTAAATTAGCAACAGTTATTGTTGACACTACCGCCTCAGTTGCTGCTGGTACTGTGTATAAGGTTGTATCTGTTGCTGCTGATGGGTTTGATTGACCCAGTACTTTATATGATGTAGCCATTTATGCTCCTATTAACATTAGTAAAGAAAAATCTCCACCACCAGGTCCTGTAGGACCAGTGACACCAGTTACGCCTGTAGGACCAGTCGCACCTGTATCTCCTTGAATTCCTTGAACTCCTTGAGGTCCAGTTGCACCTGTTGGACCAGTAGATCCTATTGGCCCTGTTGCGCCTGTAACGCCAATCGGACCAGTTGGGCCTGTGGCTCCAGTAACGCCTATAGGACCAGTAGCGCCAATTGGACCAGTTGCCCCTATAGGGCCAGTGGGACCAATATCGCCTGTAACTCCTTGAGGGCCTGTTGCACCAACGGCACCTGATGGACCAGTTGCACCAGTAACACCAATGTCACCAGTAACTCCTTGAGGTCCTGTAGCGCCTGTAGCACCTATTGGCCCAGTTGCTCCTGTAGCGCCAGTGGGTCCAACATCTCCAGTGACTCCTTGAGGGCCAGTGGCTCCTGTAGGTCCTGTGGCTCCTACTGGGCCTGTCGCTGCTTCAAGAGTTGTGATTACATAAGAATAATGTTGAGATCCTTCTGTTGTAAAGCCAACATTGTGAGTAGTTGCATCATTATTAACACCATAAATTTCAACAATCATTCTATCTGTTGCTGAAACTGAAGAAGTAGGTAGAGTAATATCTGTTTCTGTTAATACTGGAGTACCGCTATTATATCCAATTAATGCTGGATCTGAATCACCAATAGTTGCAAGAACTGTTCCTGAATTATCAGCAAGTTTCAAACGAACAAATACTTCAATGTTGTCATTTAATGCTGGCTTAGTCATAGCAAGTTGGAATCTCTGAATTCCGCCTGGAATTAGAGTAAAGCCAAATGGTTCTGAAATATAAGAATCAAGTAAAGTGGTTGTTAATCCAGGAACGCTTGTAGTAACTGTGCTTTCTGCTGCAGTTGTTGGATCTTCTCCAAGTTGCTTAAATCCTGGTAATTCTGTAATAGATGCATTGAAATAATAATAACGACCTGTGGTAATTCCTTGAGGTCCAGTTGCACCTGTTGCGCCTGTAGGACCTGTTGCGCCAGTTGCGCCTATTGGTCCTGTAGCGCCTATTGGTCCTGTTGGGCCTACATCTCCAGTTACACCTACAGGGCCTGTTGCTCCTGTATGGCCTTCTGGTCCTGTTGCGCCTGTGTCACCTGTAACGCCTTGAGGTCCAGTGGCGCCTGTTGGTCCTGTCTGTCCAATTGGACCAGTAGAACCTGTAGCACCTGTAGGACCTACATCTCCAGTGACTCCTATTGGTCCTGTGGGACCTGTGCTTCCAGTTGCACCAGTAACACCAGTGGGTCCTGTTGGACCTACATCTCCAGTTACACCTACTGGTCCTGTAGGACCTGTTGAGCCAGTTAACCCTTGCGGTCCAGTTACACCTGTAGGGCCAGTAGCACCAGTGGGTCCAGTAGGACCTGTTGCTCCAGTTACTCCTGCACCTGTAGGACCTGTCTCTCCAGTGGGACCTGTCGCTCCTGTAACACCAGAAGGACCTGTCGCTCCTGTAGGTCCAGTAGAGCCTGTAGGGCCAACTTGTCCTTGAGGTCCAGGTGATGAAATAATTACCTTGTTGTTTTGCTCATCAACAACAACTTCTATACCTAAATTAGGCATTACTTGTAACCTCTGCTCTAACAGTTACTTGTCCTTGAATTAATCTTGTAATTACTCCGCCAATATTTAAGTCTAAGTCATAAACATAAAGAGTTGGGTCTAAAGTCAATGTTTGTTCATCGGTTGCAGTAATATCTATTGTTCCAGTGGGTCCTGTAATTACAATACCGCCACCGCCAGTGGTCAAGGTTAATGCTGCTACTGGATCTCCATATTTTAAACGCAACTGCATCTTGGCTGTGTAGCCAGTCAGGTCAATCGGATTGCCATTTGGATCGTTATAAACTAACGAAACAGTATATGTGGATCCTTGGTCTATTATAAAATTATATATACCTGCTGTCGCCATGTTACTCCTTTTCCACTAACCAGACCAAGAATACTCCCAGTCCAATGAATGCTGCTGCTTTATCTACAAGATAAATACCATATGTGGCAAGACCTACACCAGTCATCTCTGTGATAACTGACCAATCTATCTTAGGCTTTTTCATTTTGCTCCTTATATTTTGTAGAATCTTGCTACAACAGGCTTTGGTTTTGGTGCCATTGCTCTGTCATAACTGAATATTGCTGCTACAGCAGCGTCAATTTTCTTCTTTGTATTAGCCTTTGCAATCATTAATCCTCTTGAAGAGGTCTTAGTAACTGCATTTGCTATGTGTTTATTAAGTCTTGGATCTCCATCATGAGTAAATGATTGGTTAACTACCGCCTCATAAAAGCGTTGAGTTGCAGGTACCATGCGTTCTGCAGAGTTTGGATATGAAATAATAGGCAAGCCTTCTTCTTCCAGAACCATCATAGTTCTCTGCCATCTTGCTGGGTCAAATACCACTTCTGAAACTTGAACTCCTTTATTTCTGCACCAGTCTACAATAGTTGCTTCAACCTCTGCGACAGGCACATGCCATGTTGGATCAGGATCTACTTCAGGTAATTCCCACATTCCAATAACCTTCAAATGAGGCTTTTCAGAACCTAAGAACCATCCTACTATAGCAGTTGTATCACCGCTAAAAGATCCATCAAAGCCAATTATACATGATTCTCCAGGAATAATGTCTCTATTTTTTAATTCTAATGCGTCCCATAGATCTGATTTTATCCATGCTTCTCCAACAGAAGTCCATAAATTTAGACGCTTTGTTTTAAATTCATTTTCTGGTGTCAATAAGGCTGCTGATTGCATATCTTCCATAGAAAGAATATCTCCCATAGAAGGATTTGCTATTTTCCAGTTCTCTTCATCCTTATAATTGAGTTTTTCATCACCTTGATACCAGGCAAAAAAGAAGGAAGGATCTTCAACTTCACCTTTTGCTATTTGTATTCCACGATTATACATAGAATAACAGACTGAATCTTTACCATTTGAGTCATATTTAGTACCTGCTGTGGTAATTGCTACCAACATAGGCTCTTCACGAGCACCCATAGATAGAGATAAAACATCATATAACTCTCTATTTGGCTGTGCATGTAACTCATCAATTACAATAAATGTAGAGTTTAAACCTTCTTTTGTATAGGCATCTGATGACAAAGCCCTATAAACAGAACCAGTCAAAGGGTTGTAGATGGTATTTTGATATACCTCTAATATGTCTTTTAACTCTGGTTCTAATTCAATCATCTTCTTTACTGTCTTAAAGATGATTCTGGCTTGTTCTTTGTCTGCCGCCGCAGAATAGATCTGACCACCATTTACTCCCAAAACTATTTGCTCCAGTACGAGTGAAGCAATTAGTGCTGATTTACCATTCTTGCGTGGTACGCCAATTAAGGCACGACGATGCTTTAGTAGTCCGTCTTCTCTTTCAGCATATAAATGAAGAAGTAAATCTTTTTGCCATGGGCGTAAAATAAATTTATCACCAGTCTTACCAGCAACAGAGTCTTCAGTTAAACGACATAAAGTTTCTATAAAGTCTATGACCTCATAGCCACGAGTGTTGCCTAATTCGGTTTCAGAAACTGGAGATAAATATGTAGGTGGCCACATATTAACCTCTAAATGCTAACGACAACCTGCTCTTTTCAAAGTCAATATCTATAATTTCAACTTCTACTTCCTGAGCCAGGGTAAATGATTCAGTAGTTAATTCACCCATTTGTGATTTATGAATTAGGCCTGAAAGCATACCCATTTCAATAAAGACTCCATAATCAGCAATACCTGACACTTTACCCTTATGTATTTGGCCTATTGCTAATTTAGCAAATTCAATTTGTTTATCTTCTTTAATTGCCTGCTCTAAAAGTGCACGACGATTTAGAACAATACTTCCTTTAGCCCTATCAATTGAATTGATTAGGAATTCGGCTTCGTGGCCTACATATGCTGTAAAGTCTGTGACTCTATTTACATCAATTAGAGAACCAGGCAAAAAGGCCTTAATGCCAATATCTACAATCAAGCCACCTTTAACAATTTTGACTACTTTACCCATAATAGGTATAGACAATTCATGTCTATTTTGAAGGTCATTCCAAATTGCTTCTACTTGGCTTTCTTTAAGGGAAATAATATATTGGTCTTCTTCAGCATTCCTGCCAATTATCTTAGCCTCAACAGTTTCGCCAACAGAGATCATATCGTGAATGTTGGCATCCTTCTGAACAGTTACTTCCGATAACGGAAGAAAGGCTTCAGTCTTATGCCCTATGTCCACGAGTATTCCATAGCGATCCATTTGAACTATTGTGCCAGATACCATTTGGCCTTTTGTATAGTATTTCATAGATGCATCAATGGCTGCCAGAAATTCTTCTGTAGTCATTTCATTGTTGGTTGTTGTCATTATTTGGTTCTGCCCCTGTTTCTACGATTATCGTTTCAGGCTCCATGGCCTTGGCACGATTATGCCTTCTTTCCAAAAGTTTATCAATTGATGTTGCTGCTCTTACCTCTGCCACGCCAAGACGAGATCTTGAAATTGGATCAAAGCCAAGAGAAGTCAAGGCATCTGTGTAGGCTTTGTTAATTGCTACAAATGCCCTGCCATCATTGGCCTCAAGTGTAGCCATATATTTATTTCTTGCTGCTTCAGATGCATCTGCCAAAGTGGCTGCATTGTAAATTGCATCAATATCACTAACAGGACTCAGCCAAGTTATGGCCATGCCCCATGCACGATTCCAAAGATTTTTTCCATGTTCCTGCAAAATTTCTGGAGGTGCTGGAATTTCCCTTGCTTGTGGCAAATGCGTAATGTTATTTAAATCTGGTAAAGGCCTTTGACCAGGATTTCCCAATAATCTTTTTAATTCATTGGGCTTTGGTGGTCTTCCAGCAGTTGGTTGGCTCATTTATTTTCCTTCATGTCCGTTTTGCGTAATTTGTACATTTTATCATAAATCTGATATTTTCGCAGAGAAACACAGAAAGGGGCAGCCAGGGTTTCCTACATGTTTGCGACAGCACAAAAATACCCATACCTGGATAATGCCAGGCAGGGCTATGCGGTGTTTGGTGATTTATTTAAAATTATTTACATTTATTATTTCTTAGATG